TTTGGTAAAAGGAGATGTAACTTTTACCATCACTGATCCTAACCTTGTATCTGCTTTTGTGACTAGCGGTTACGAGATCAAGGAGTAACGAATGGCGAAATATAAAGCTACTTGTAACTTTTTGATCGATTCAACAGACCAAAACTTTGACGAGGGCAAGGTCTACGAGTTGACGACTGCAGAAGCAGAAGAAATCAACCAAAAAACAAACCTCGCGTTTGGTGAGGAATGGTTGGAACTTGTTTCTGATAGCGAAACCGTGGCCCAAAAGGTTATCTCTGAATAGGAGGTATCATGGCATACTTAACGCATGAAGAATATCGTGAGTTAGGTTTTGAGAGTACATGCGAATTTGATGAGTTACTAAAACGAGCAGAGCTAGCTATTAACCTCTTTATCCGTCATTTTTACGAGTTCCATGATTTTGACAAAGATCATAAGATTCGTAAAAAGGCCGTTAAACTTGCCGTTGCTTACCAGATCCAGTACCTGGACAGCACGGGCATTTTAACAGCCGAGGATAAGCAGACAATATCAAGTACCACACTAGGACGTACATCGGTATCCTATGGCTCAAATAACGGCTCTAGAGCGTCTGAAACTGCATCGGGGTATAATCTATCCCTTGACGCATTTAACGCTCTTAAATCGGCTGGATTCTTGTATAGCGGGGTGGATTATGGTCGTTATTGATAAACGGACGCTAGTTGACTCAGTGACGATCTCAAAGCCAACTGGAAAGAAAGACGGGTGGGGGAAAGAAGAGTTCTCCTACCCTATTCTTTTAAGTCCAGTTCGCTTTGACCGCAACTTTGACGGTCCAGGGTCAGTCAATAACCCGTCCGGACAAAAGAACCCGTCATTTCGTGCGCCTGGTGTTATCTTCGTATATCCTCGCTATTGCAACGTTGAGCTTGATTCGTCATTTCGCAATTCGATTGTAAAAGATGGCGACGATGAATACATCGTAAACAAGATCATTCCTGTTTACGAACCATTCAACCGTCGAGTCTTTTGCTACGAAATCGAGGTGATGTGATGGGCATCAATGTCACGATAGATTTGAGCGGAGCTACCAAGAAAGTATCGCAAGCGTCAGAACGTAAAGCAAGGTTAGAGATTGCTGACCAAATCTTATCAGATATGGAACCGTATGTTCCGTTATTGAATGACCCGCTACGCACTAGCGGTCATGTGGCAGGCGACGGCTCTAAGATTATCTATAACACACCATACGCACGCGCTCAGTTTTACGGTGGTGCTTATAACAAGTACCGCAGTTTTAGCTTTAGCAAGTATACAACCCCTGGAACCGGGAAGCGCTGGGACCTAAAGGCATCAGCAAACCACGGGAACAAGTGGGCAGAAGTCGGATTGAGAGCAATGGGGTTTAATAAATGAAAAGTAACAATGATTTTAACGTTGTTTTGCGCGATTTTATCAACACCCTCGGTCTACCGCTTGCTTGTGAGCTTGACTTCCTAAGCGAGTTAGATTCTTTGGTCCTATACCCACTACCAGGCGGTAAGGTTGAGCGTGTTTATATGGACGGCTCGCGAGATGTGACTCTAATTTTCGAAATCGCAGTAAAGGTCAAAGATCAGACTGTCGCAAGTGAGTGCCTTTGGGAAATCAACAAAGCACTATCTGAATTTGATCTGGTCTTACCGAGTCAAAACAACTCATATATTTTTAATAACTTAACTACTACCCAGCCGTCCTTGAACGAACGGGACGAGCAGGGCTTTTATATTTATCTGCAGGATATCACTGCAAACCTAACAATTCTAAATAACAAAGGAGTGTAATATATGGCACGTCAAAAGAACGCCCTACGCGGGCATTTTATCGCACAAGTAACTGATCCAAAAACTGAACCTGATAAATCAGCTTACTTGGAAATTGCAAAATGGATCACAGATGTGGATGATGATACAGATGAATCTACCACATCAGTGGCATACTATGACGGTGATGGAACAGAAGAAACTACTGTTACCGGTGTCAAAGAATCATATACGTTCAAAGGGACTTATGACAACGAAGACCCAGCCATGAAGTATATTGCTGCATTGAAACGCAAGAAAGACAACGACCGGCTTGTATGGCACAAGATTGTAGACTCTGACGGCAAGAACCAACACGTCGGTATTGCTACCGTTACCAATATCAAAGCTGGTTCCGGTGCCGCTGCAGACTACGAGGAGTTTGGATGCAAGATTGCTTATAACTCTATTCCTAAAACTACAGCGGTTGTAGGATAATACTTGAATTTAACAGCGCCCCTGTAAAGGGAGCGCTCTTTTTTGTGCATTAAAGGAGGAAATCATGTCTATTTTAATTGAATTAAAACGCAACTACATTCCCATTAACATCGGAGAAATTAAACTCCAATTTGATACATCACTAGAGAATATCTCGCGCCTCGCAACGCTCCGGGAAGAGATCGCAGAACGCTTTAATAAATACCAGTTAGAGCTTATTGAACGATCCAATAACGGAGAGTTCGACGATCTAAAAGAGGGAGTTATTAACAAAGAAGTTATTGACGAAGCCTTTAAGATGCAGAAGAAAATGACGGAGATCAAGTATGATGTCTTATTCGGGAACGGTACCTTTGCTAAACTCTATGAACGTTATCCAGACCTTGACGCTTTGGATCATGCATTTGATGAGGTGGATACCATGCTGGGGGCTGAACTTGACCGTCTAGGCAAAGAGCGAGCTAAAGCATCGGGTGCGGTTGCTGAATCATTTGTAAAGAAAGCAAAAGCGAAGAAAACAAAGAAAACCAGCAAAAAATAACAAGGAGGAATGCTCATGAAATTAAATGAGCCTATACAGAACTCCTTTGAAGTAAACGGGCGCACTTATGAAGTGGACTGCTCCTTTGATCTGGTGCTTGACGTCTTTGAGATGTTTGATAACGAAGTCATGAACAATCTCGAGAAGATGCGTACAGCGGTTTTAATGATGACGGACGAAGCCTTGGACAATCCAGAGGATATCGTGGCCGTATGGGAATATATCGACGAGCATTTTTTAAAGACTAAAAAAGAGCGCGTGGTTTATGACCGGCACGGCAACCCTATGCCGGTAGCCAAGGACGAAGAAGATGATACACGTTTGATTGATTTTGAAGTAGACGCGCAGGAAATATATGCTAGCTTTGTGCAAGCGTATAACATCAACCTCTTTGAAGCACAAGGCCGGCTTACATGGCCCGAATTTATCGCGCTATTGAATGGTATGCCAGAGGGAACGGCTGTATCTCGATTAGTAGAGATACGGTCCTGGAAGCCCTCGAAAAACGATAGTAGCGAGTACAAGGTCAAAATGAGACGGCTACAGAACAAATATAGATTAGACGGAAAGGAGGGAGATGAATAATGGCAGATGGAAAAATAGTAATTGACGTCCAGGTTAACGGACGCAAACTTACAGAGTTATCAGATGCCTTGAAGCGTTTAGAGTCAGAAGCCCGAAGATCGGGCCAAGGTGTCAAAAGCGCTGGAGACGGTATCCAGGCTACTGGTGATAAGGCTCTAAGAGCTGGGCAAGGTTTCAAGCGTGCCGGTGACCGTATGGCCGAGGGTGCGAAGCTATCAGAAACCTCAAGTAACGGTTTTCGTCGCGCTGGTGACAAAATCAAAGAAAGCTCAGAGGTCGCCTCTAAGTCTGGGAATGGCTTTAAACGAGCAGGCGAGAAGATCAAGGAAAGCTCCGATCTAGCTGGACGCTCTGGCGATGGTTTTAAACAAGCCGGTCAGAAAGTAAAGGAAAGTTCTGACCTTGCCCAAAAATCTGGAGATGGTTTTAAACAGGCATCAAATAAAATCAAGTCAGCTAGTAATGAAGCTAGTTCTGGCGGTGAAGGCTTTAAACAAGCTGGACATAAAGTAAAAGCCTCTGGCGAGGAAGCCAAAGGCGGTGGAGCTGGTTTTAAAAAAGCTGGTGAAGATGCCAAGGCTGGCGGTGATAAAGCTGGGCAAGGTGCTAAAGGCTTTGAGAAGATCAAAGACGCGATCAAGAACTTTTCAGTCGGTGCGGTAGCCTTTAAAGCTGTCAGCTCTGCAATGAACCTTGTAAGCCAGTCAATGGATAAGGCTATTGACCGCTTTGATACCTTGCAACGGTTCCCTAAAGTCATGAAGTCTTTGGGGCATTCCTCTAAAGATGTAGCAGCATCTACTAAGCTACTTTCTGAGGGTATCGAGGGCTTACCAACAACGCTTGATACAGTTGTAAGTACCACTCAAAAACTAACCTCAATGACTGGTAACCTTAAACAGTCTACGAAGTTG